GCGATGAGTTGCCGGCCCATGTCTTCGAGATCGTGCTTAGAGCACAGGGCAGAAATGCTAGCGATGCGGGAACGCTCAGCCTCAGCGGCTTCGGCCCGCACCTGCTGCAGATCAGGTGCAGTGTTTTCCATTGCAGGAACAGATGGGATAGGTGCTGCCGAGGCAGCTTTTGCAGGTTCGGAGTCCAATAAGGAACGGCCAATCCCGACCCCCGGATCAGCGGGGATCGAAACGACCGAGACCTCATAGGGCCTCCAAGATGTGGCGACAAAATCGCCACCTTCTCGCTCCTCCATTTTGTCAATGGAGTAGCCGAAAGAGACATTTCGGAGAATGCCATCTTTCACATCGCTCAGAACTTGCTGAGCGAAATCATTGCGGCTAAACCGCACTTGCGTGTAACCGCGACGTTTCTTTTCGTCGATGTAAGCACGCTCAACGACCCCGATCACACGATCAGGATCGTGGTTGAACAACAGCGGTGCGCTGTCATTCAGCCGGTCAAGATCTGCTGCGCCTTTTTCATGGCTCAGAACTTCGCTGCCGAAATAACGCTCAACCGGAAACTCAGAGGAAAACGGGAACTGATAGGTGCGGTCCTCAACCTCGTCAAAGGTTGTGGTCTCGCTGCGCTTGTAGTTCTTGCCCTCAAGCCAACGCAATGCCGGAATCTTGGTCAGCGTTGAAAACCGATGACCCACTTTGGTATCAGTCGGCTCGTACTCACCATCTTCCTCGCGATAGACAGTGATCAGGGCCGCCGGATCATCGGCATCACCACTGATCGTGAACTCTGAATCAGGCACGTCGATCGAGCCGTCACGCTCGATGCGGTCAACTTTGCCGCGAGCAGTTCCGCCGCTTGCACTCCAGCTGACAAAATCGCCAACTTTTAGGCCGTCAGGTTCAGCCCTATTCGTGTCCATGCTTTTATCACGAATTTGCTCAATTCTATCTCTTTTATCCTTCTGCATCTTCTGTCACCTCAGGCTCAGGTTCCATTTGCTGTGGCTGTTCCTCTTGTTCCTCGCCAGGTCGCTCAGTGTTAGAAAACGCAGGAGCTGCGCCAATGCCTAGGCCAGCTTGAGCGCCACCGCCACCGTTGACCTCGCTCGGATCAGTATCAAGGACGATGTTCATCTCATCAAGCATCGCCAACTCAGCTTGACGCTGCTTCAGTAGATCATCAAGGTCACCACCTTGCTCTGCTACAACATCTGACAGCGTCTTAAATCCGCAGCGCACTGCGTCTTTGTACGCTGCCACTTCCTTCTGCGGATCAACGTAGCCATAGGCCCGTGGGCACCACTTAACCATCCGGAAACGGTCAGGGTTGGCCTCGTAAGCAGGCAAGTCAAGGGCACCGCCCATCACTGCCATCTCAAGCCACATGTTGAACACTGGCTGATGAAAGTTTTCAATTAGGAAACGTTGAATGGCGCGGAAATTGTCGCGCGTCTCCAACAGCTCGAGCCGTGAGCTGCTGTAGTTGGACTGGCTAAAGTCGGATGACACCTGCGTATAAGAAACGCCAAGGCCAGCAGCAACGGCACGCAGCATCCCGCGCGTAAACGGCTCAAACTGCCCGTCAGGTGCATCCAGCTGGGGCACAGTTACAGATTCACCGGGCTGCAAATACTTAAAGACGCCAGGAGCAAACGAATCAACGCGGTCGCCGTCATAGACCTCCTCAGCTGTGCCCAGCTCACCCTCAGTAGTGGTGATAAAGCCCATCAGGCTGCTCGATGCGCGAGCGCGGATGACCTCTGCCTCCTCGTAGCCGGCAAGGTGATGCAGTCGCTTGATCGCTGATGCAAACCAAGTAACGCCACGGGTCTGGCCTGGGCGCTCTTGGATGTAGAGGTGCAAGACCTCATCAGCCGACAACATCAAGTGCCGTTTTGCTGCAGTACCGCTGAACGGTGCATCGCCTGGGTGCTTCTGCAAAAACGCATAACGCACAGCGCGGCCGAACTTATCGACCTCAACGCCCATGCGCCATTCATTGCCATCGGCGCTGGCCTTACCTGTGTAAGTCTCGTCAAGCTGATCTGACTCAATAACTTGCAGCGCAAATGGAATTTGGCTGCCGCCAAATGGACGACGGATCACCCTGACGAACACTTCGCCGGATTCACACATAGCTCCGACAATCATGCGCTCGATGTCGGCAAAGCACAGGCGACCGGCAACGTCGCAATAGCTCTTATATCCCCAATACTTCCAAGCCTTCTCAATCCTGTCATTAAGATCTTCATCAAGCCGGCCGCCACGCTGCATTAGCACTTGGGCCTGCAGCTTGATGCCCGTGCCGATGACGTTGTTCATCACAGCGCGCTTGGCTTGCCGCGCATAGTCAGAGTCCCGCACCAGCTGACGGGCGCGGTTGCGCAACCTGGCAAGGCTGCCATGCACCTCAGCATCTGCGCTAGTCCCACCAGTCACCCAGCTAGACGTGAGACGACTTATCGTCGCGCCTTCATAAACGCGTCTGCGCGGTCGGCGTGGCTCATAGCCAAGAGCCCGAAAAAGTCGAGTTGCGAGGCTCATTAGAAACGAACAAAGAGGTTAAAGGGATCGCCCTTGCCATTGGCAATCAGCGCGGCACGGCGTTCACGCTGCACCTCAAACTTGAGTTTAGATTCCAAAGCAATGAGATCCGCCATTTCGTAGCGAGTCAAATTGCGCCCGGCAATGCTATAGCTCTTAACAACGTTGCCGTTTGCAATATCTCTGATTGCTTTTTGAACAGCAGCTAAATCTTTTTCGGCTTGCGTGCGCCCATCAAACGCAGTCGCATCGCCTGTGTAATCAAGGCCAGCCAGTACCTCAATCTGACCAGATGCAAGCGTTACTGACTCGCTGCCATACGTTGCGATGGCCTGAAAAAACCACTGCCCAGCATCAAAAGCGTCAGAGTCAGTCGAGCTGATCGTAAACTCCCAGCCCAAGCCAAAGGCAGTGCCTGTGGCCGTATGTGCCTCGTGATTCGTATTAGTGCGGAAGTAATACTTGAGCGTCCAGTTACCGCTATCAATCGAGTTGCCGAGGTTGTCTCTGCTCGCATCTACGCGCCATTTGATCGTGTCGCCTGCCCTGATTTTGTCCGGTAACTGAGTCACGGTCTCACCAGTTGTTGACGAACGACGCTTCGGCTGGCTTTGCCTTTGCTTCCTTCGATCTTAGCGGCTGCTCAAGGCGCTTTTCCAGTTGATCCCAAATCGTCCTGCGATCGAATTTGCGATACATCAGCTGAAACACCGCATAGGAATAACAAAGGGTGTCCAAGCTTTCGTTGCGCTTGCCTGGCTTCAACACCCACACCCGCTCAGGAAAGCCATTGCGAAACTTGATCGCTTGTTTTTCGGCGGTCAACATCTCGAAGTATTCCTGACCAGTGGCGGCGTGAAAATGCAAGTAACCCTCTCCGGGCTCAGCGTGACGCAGCCGGCCCATCAACGTGTTTTTACAGGTGTCGGTGCCGATGCCATACAGAACCGCACCTTTTTTGATCGCCTTGCCGCGTGAATTAATGTCAACTCGCGACGGCTTGCCGATCGCCGGCTTGTTCCGCTGACTAAGACCCTTGATCGCAATGACGCCTTGGGCCTTGCGCTCTCGCGCGTACTGATAAACCTCACTGGTCGCCATACCGCCGGAGTCAACAGCGGTGAAGTCAGCCTTAAGGCTGCCGCCCAGCTCGTGCGGCCACTTGCGCATCACAAACTGATCAAGCTGTTTCCACACCGCAGCCTGCGTCGGGTCGCCTGCAATCTCTTGGTACTGAATCAACCAAGCTTCCTCATTACGGCCCCAGCCCCACACACTGACCGCCAAACGTTCGTTCAGCGTTCCGCCGCCACCCTGAACGTCAACGCCGATCGTTACTGACAACACGCCGGCAGGCAGCGTGCCCTCCTCATAGTCCTCACAACGCTCAAGCAACACGTCGGCGCTCATCGCGCTCGCATAGTCATCAGAAAACGTCTCGCCAAGCGTGGTGTTGATCCACACCCGCAACGCCTCAGGGTTTGACTTGGCTTCTAAAAACTCAGCGACAAGATCAGCCCACCGAGCATTGGGGCTGTAGCTGTACGCCGCCCAGATGTGGAACCCTGCGTGCTTCCCGTTGCCCGGCGCAGTAGCCCGCCACTCACCGCGCTCAACCATCCAGCGTTTCTTGCTGTGCGGAATCAACGTGCCGCAGCTTTCGCACGCATAAGCCGCTGTCTCAGGGTTGTTATCAATCCACTTGATGTTTGCCCACTTCAGGTACTGCATGTGCCCGCAATCTGGACAAGGGACGTAATACCTGCGCTGGTCTGACTCGCCAAACATCCGCTCAATGCGGCTGAAATCCTTCACCGTTGGCGTGCTGCCGGCAATGATCTTGCGGTTCCAGTAATACTCAGTTCGTTTGATGCCCAACTTGATCTGATCACCCTCAGATCCTGCTGATGCCGGATAACCGTCAACCTCATCAAACAACACAACCCTTCTGCTCACACGCCTAAAGCCACGCGGTGAATTAGCTCCCACAAGCGACAACGTGCCGCCGGGAAAATTTTTCTGCAAAATTGTGTTGCTTCCGTCCTTTGCTTTCGACTCACTCACCAAGCCAGTCAGACAAGGCGTGTCCCTCAACATCGGGGCAATCTCTTCCTTTGAGTAGCCCTGCGCGTCCTCCACAGTCGGCTGCACAACCATGATCGGACAAGCGTCCTGATGGACGTGATACCCAATCGCATGGTTAATCATCTTGGTGTAACCCACACGCGCTGACTTCATCACCGTGATCTGCTCCACAGCCGGATCAGTTACCGCGTCCATCATTCCCTTTTGATACGGCAGCGTGTGCCACCTGCCTGCCTCAGCACTCGATTCAGCAGACAAGAACGCATAACGATCAGCCCACTCGCTCAGCGTCAGCTTCTCCGGCGGACGGAATGCCTCTAAAGCTCCACGCATCAAGTCAGCAATGTCAGCCATTAGCCAAGTCCTCCAAGGCCTCGCGCACAATCTCCTCAAGCGCCACGAACGCATCCGCAGGGATCTCCGGTATGCGTTGTTTTGCTTTCGACGGGACCGCCATCATCTTGGTCCGCGTTATCGCAATTAAATCGCCCCAAGCTTTAGACACCTCATCAGCACGCACCAGCTCGCCTTCCTTCTCTGCGCGCTCAAGCTCCATCAACTCAGCCTTAAGCCACTCCGTTCTTGCACGGCTTTCGTTGTAATCCGGCAAATCCTCTGCTGCTCTTACAACAGTTTTTGCCTCAGGCTTTGGAACCCGTGAGTTGACATTGCGCATCCGGCTCCGCGCATTGCCCCACTGTTCTCTCAACGTCTCGCCGTCAATCCATTCCTTGCCATCACGCTGCACAGGAACAATTCGACCCTTCTTTATTGCGTGAGTAACAGCAGCTGGACTAACTCCTAAAACTGTCGCTGCTTCGCTCTTACTGATCAGCATCCCGCTTTAGCGGCTTTTAACTTAAGTAAAATAAGACTAAAACACTTAAAAGAAAGGGCTAGCTGTGTCCGCCAAACCCTTTACAAATACTGGTACTTGTACCTAGTCAAACATCGAGCCTTCGGATGACC